GCATCAACAAATGCGGCATATTCGACAGCAGCAAAAACAGATATTTTCTTAAATAAAACTCCTGTATTGAACATTGCATCAAATTTAAGTGACGCTGAATTTCTTGCAAAAGCACAAAACACAGAGGACACAGATTTTAACTTCACTAATGTTGGATTTGCTTTTCGACTTGGAACATCAAGTCAAACTTTTATTAAAGGTATCAAAAATATTGAAAGTGAAAATCCCATAGGAACAACAGTAACAACCTCTACACCTGTCACTCATACAGTCAGTTCAAGTACAATTAATGCCGTAAGAGTAACAGTCAGATTTAATTCATTACAGTTTTTTGAAGATGATGGAGATATAACTGGAACTGAGGTTGAACTTAGAATAAAAACAATCGAAAATGATGGGACTACCACAACAGTTATTACAGATACTGTCAAAGGGCGATCATCAAATGCTTATTTTAGAGATTATCTTGTAAATTTTTCGTCAAGTACCTCATTCCCTGTTCAAGTAAGGCTTGAAAGGATTACTGCGGACAGTACCGATACAAGCTTACAAAATGCTTTCAGTTTTTCATCAGCAACAGACATAATTTTTCAACAAAATGCTTATCCTAATACTGCACATTTAGCATTAAGACTTGGAGCAGAACAATTCCCAAGAGTCCCCAGCAGGGTTTTTAGACTAAGAGGCATTAAAGTCAAAATTCCACACAACGCAACTGTAGATTTAGCGACTGGACGTATAACATATTCTGGAACATTTAATGGAACATTTAAAACAGACAAAGAGTGGACAACAGACCCTGCTTGGATTTTGTATGACGTTTTGACAAATACAAGATATGGCTGTTCAATTTCTGAGGCAAAAATAAATAAATTTACATTTAAAACAGTTAGTGAATATTGTGGAGAGTTAGTAGATGACGGAAAAGGTGGTCAGGAGCCACGTTTCTCACTTAATGTAAATATCACGCAGCAACAGGCCGCATTTGATCTGGTCAATGATCTTTGTTCTGTGATGAGAGTCATGCCTTTTTATGAGGCGGGCAGTATTTCGATTAGCCAAGATGCACCAAAATCATCAAGTTTTTTGTTTACAAACGCATCAGTGACAAAAGAAGGATTTACATACACAGGCTCAAGTTTAAAAACAAGACATACAGTTATAAATGTTTCTTATTTTGATTTAGAAACTCAAGATATTGATGTTGAGACTGTCGAGGCTTCGGCATCAGTTCAAGCAAAGTACGGAGTTGTGACAAAGAATATTAACGCATTTGGTACAACTTCAAGGGGTCAGGCTGAAAGATTTGGGAAATGGTTTTTGTTCAATGAGCAAAATTCTGGTGATTCAATCGCATTTACTACAACAATAGATGCTGGAGTGACTTTAAGATGTGGTGACATAATAGAGGTTTCAGATAGTTTAAAAGCTGGTGTAAGAAGAGGAGGCAGAATTAAATCGGCAAATGGTGTTGATATAGTTCTTGATGATTTTAGTAATACAGATATTCCATCAATATTGACGAACCCAACAATATCAATAATGTTGCCAGATAATACTTTTGAAACAAAAGAAATTGATGATATTTCAGACAATAATATTAAAGTCAAAACTGCTTTTTCTACAACCCCAAATGCAAATGCTGTTTATATTCTTGAAAACACAAGCTTACCAGCTACAACTTGGAGAGTAATTAAGGTTTCTGAAAATGGTGATGGAACTTTTAATGTTTCAGCATTAAGTCATAACACAGGAAAATATGCTTTTGTTGAAGATGGTACTCCATTACCCACAAAAAATATATCTACTCTTACTGAAATAAAAGCACCACCAACAGGATTATCAGCAGTAGAAAAACTTGTTGAAATAAATAAAAGAGCAGTGACAAAAATTATTCTTGATTGGCAAAACGTATCTGGGGCATCAAAGTATAGAGTTTATTACAGATTTGATAATGGATCTTTTAATCAAATTGAAACTACAGAAACAAATTTAGAGCTACTCAATACTAAGGAAGGTTCTTATGAATTTAGAGTTTTTTCATACAATGCTTTAGGTGAGCCATCAGCAACCGCCGCTACATTACCATTTACAGCAGATGGTTTTTCAGCCTTACCAGAGGACGTATCAAACTTAACTCTTGAACCAATTAATGACGATCAAGTAAGGCTCAGATGGACACAGACAACCTCGATTGACGTTAAATTCGGAGGACAGGTTTATATACGCCACAGCCCTCGTGTTGATGGATCTGGTACTTTTGCAAATTCTACCGATATTATTCAAGCTGTTTCTGGTATTTCTACAGAAGCGATAGTTCCCGCAAAATCTGGAGAGTACGTTTTAAAATTCCGTGATTTAAAGGGTAATTTTAGTTCTGGTGAAGCATCTGTAATACTTACAGTTCCATCACTAAAAGAACAATTATCATTAC